ATCTATCGCGGTCAATGCAACGTGGCAGTGAAGGCAAAAGAAATAGGCGTCACAACCGAGGAGTTGAAACGCCTGTTCAGAGATTTTGCGGTCAAGCGCCCCATTGATGAGGATGTGTGGCGCGGAGACGTTGAACTAGGTTGGCCCTGGGTCTGAGATGCACTCATCCATGGCTCTACGTTCGTAGTACCGCTTCAAGCGCAGGCAATCATTGGCACGGACGAAGTTGCCCTGTTGTTCAAAGATGATTGCCCTAGCCGTCTCATAACGGATGGCAGTTGGCAGAAGGTTTGTTGGAACGCGAGACCCTTCAGGGGAATAGCGGTTGCCGTTGAGGATGCTGCTCATTCGTCGTCGTCCTCTTCAATTTCGTGTGATTGGAACTTGGCTTGGAACTCCTCTTTGTTGGGA